CGGATTGATGGAATCGCCCATAATCACGGCAATTAGCAGAGCAAGAGCCAGAATCACCTTGATCATGTTCGGGCCGATGTGGATTCGGAATCTGTCGGTGATGAGTTCATCCTCGTGATGATGGTCCTCGTCATGCTCGACGGGCATCAGCGACCGACTCCCATTTGGGATTGAAGAATTCGACCAGATGTCAACAACCAGACCCACGCCTTGACTATCGGGTTGTTGACGACGGCTGCCTTCGCAACCTCGACATCCTCGACTACGCCTTCGACGAGTTCGACTGCGTTTTCGATGGCTTCGATTGCTTCTTGGTAAGTTGCATAGACTCCACCAGTGATGTCGGTGATAAGCCAGTTCGGAATGACATCGGTAATTCCGTAGGCTTCGAGAAGACCGGCGATGATGAGCATCGCGCTGGCATCGCTTAGAAGAGAGACCAGCGGAGTCGCGACCTTGTTGATCTGATAGGCGACGACGGCATCCGAAAGCAAATCTTGAGTTGGGCGACTGAGAGAGATTTCATGGCGAATCGTCTGATCGGGTTTTGGCTTCGGCATCCGCATCACTCGGGGATCTCGTAGGCTGCCCAAGCATCGGCGGCATCATTCGCAGAACTTGAGTTCTGGGGAAGGTCTCGAAGGAATGTCCGATAGTCCTTCCAGATATTAGACAACACTCGATCCTTGACTGCTCGCCAGTCTGAATCTTTCAGAGCCTGATCTCGCTCTCTTCGAACCTGAATCCATGTCACCTCTTCCTCATGGATCGATATGATTGAACCATCTGCAGAACATTTGACGACCGTTCTCTCCATCATTTGCCCCTCCACCATACTTTCGGGATGTAGAAGGTAGTGCTTGCAGCCGTCCAAGTCGTCGATGTCGAATAGGAAGCTGGCAGCGTGTAGTTTGATTCACTGCCTGCCTTCAGGCCGCCGTAGTTTGAATCGCCCCAGAACTGGATGATTTCAGAAGCCCTTCTGATAGTGGGATAGGTCGCGAAGCTTCCATCGCCGACGATGGCGATGGAATACCAAGTATTTTTCGATAAAACGACAGAAGAGCCCGGAGTTATCTCGACTCGCCCCGAGGTGTCGGTCGCATAACTGACTTCCGAGTTCGCGACCATCTCCATTGGTCGGCCCACTGCCCAACCAGTGTCGCTCGAAGTCGACAGAGTGTAGATCGCCAGCGACCCAGTCGTGCCCGCTGTACCCGCTGTACCAGTGAAGAAGATCGCATATTCATCTACCTCGGTGTAGTCAGCAGAATAGAACGGATAATGTGAGGGGGTGTCGTATTGTGAAGTCAAGGTCATAGATCCCAACCAGCCGGTTGAGATTGGCGCTGTTGGGATGAATGAATCATCGCCGGTGGTGGCAACCTGACTGAAAGGTACGAAGATCATGGGGGCTGATCCCCCTGCAGCAGTGGTCAAACCGTTCCAGTCGCCGGCCACGGCCATTCTACTCAGGTTGATCAAGACGATTCTTCTGAGTGTATCTTCTGATTCGGGCTCTGCGAATACTGTTTGAGCCGTCGATTGGAATTGTGCAAAGGATAAATTCTCTAAATCGATGTTCTTTAGCAGCTTATACATCCGCTTATCTGGATCAGCGTCGGGTAGCGGGACCATTAGAGCAACCCCACCCAATCAGCTCGTACCGATTCCACTGCCAGTTTGAGAAGAACCAGACGGCGCAATTCATCCTCGTTGACATTCTCAAGAGTGATCGGGTTGCCTAATGCAGCCATCACCGTCTCATCTCCTGCAATGTCTTCGAGAGTCTTCCCCTTAGCAAGAGCAAAGACCCTGCCCTCCTTTCTCACTGCGCCGGGAAGAGGCAATCCTTCACCTCATACCTTCTTCTCAGCAGCCTTCCTGTTCATCTTATCGAGAGCAGTGCTACCGATCAGACCAGAGAGGAATAACCGTCGCGCATCCGCGCTCATTCTCTTGATTCGCTTGCGCTCTGTGGACTTCTTCACCCGAATCACCTTCAGGCACTCAGTTCAACCGCTGCTGTATAATTCAGATTAATCGTAACCGCGCCGCGAGTGAACACGGGGAAATTAGATTCAGAATCTTGCACGGCGAAAGCGCCCGCGAGATTTCCGAGGTTATTCTTGATCCACGCGCCGCCCGCACTGGTCAACAGAGTTCCATCGCCAGAGACGAAATAGGATTGAATGATTGTCTCGCCCTTGCCGCCCAAACTGTCGCCGACGGTATTCGAGGTGATGGTGTCGAGGAGATTCGTACTGCCGCTTCCAGACGGAGTTCCCTGAAAGACTCGATGCGATCCGGCATTGGTAACTGTGACAAGGCTGGCAGTCCTATCCGCGCTTGTTTGCGCGTAGGCATATATCTTGTCGCCAGGTTGCAGCGTGACGGCAGTTGTCGTGGGGTACGACGAAGCCAAAGAACCGCCAACCTTCCCAATAGCGATGAAAGAGATTGGAATTCCTTGGCGCTCGATGTAACAGTAAGCTGCAGCATTTGCGACACAGACATATCCACCGACGACGGTTTGTCGTGGGGCGTAGTCTCCGATGCTCTGAGCCGTCGTTGTCACCTCGGCGTCCGTCAAAATCTCCTCCTTCGATCCCTCGGTTTGTGCCGTGTTCTGAATCGGGACAACTGAGCCGTCCCTGAAGTAAATCGCGCCTGATGCAAGTACGTCTGCCATTCATGTCACCTCAATTTTCAGAGCCGGACCCCTAATCCTAATGGTTTGAAAATGTTGCGCGAGACGTTATTCAATGGTCTGCGTAAAAGGCGCTTTCCAACGCGGAATCCAACCGATACGGCAAAACTTTTCACGACCATATTCTGCCAGTTCGCCATGAAGTTGCTGCTCATGGTGGAAAATGCCACATCTGGGCTCGTGACCATCTCAGTAAGTGTGATCTGATCAGTTCCGGTGTAGCCAGTGAGAGAAGCTGTGCCTAATCCGACATCGATCACCTTTCCCATAGCGATGTCTGATCCGCCAACGACCAGATTGTAAGGTGTAGTTCCTGCGACGCCCTCGGTTAAAATTGACGCATACGCGTAGGATTCTGCGAGATTTAGAAGAGAGATTGTCTTCGCTCTTCGGCGCTTTGCTTTCTTTCGTCCGCGTACCATATCAGAGAGTCTGTTGAAAACTCGCTAATTATAGTTACGTTTCACTTTCAGGTTCACTTTCACTCTTTTCCAGTGAAAAGCCCTTTCGCATCTCTTGGGATGATCTCAACCGAGCCTGCTGTTGTTTTTTGTTGGATTAGCTGCATCAAGAATTGCTGAAAAGCATTAGGCGCTTCAAAATCGCCCAGGGGAAGCTCGCTGATCACCTTCTGGATAGCCTGAGCCAGTTTGGAATCGAGTTCTTCGAGAGAATCCTCCATTTCACGCCTCAACCACCAGAACATATAGCCGATAACGCAGGTCTGAGCGACGATCAGCACTCCAAGCGCGCCCGCGTATAGACCCT